CTCAACAGATATATACTCCATCAAACCTCCTGATCCCACAATGCTCAACCTCGAACTACTCGATACCCTCCCGAACTCCGCAATTCCCATCAAAGGAAAATCGGACGCTCCGAATCCGCTCACCGACATCACAAACCGTGTTATCGACACCGCCCTGCGCAAACATCTCAAACCCGAAGAAGTCGATCAAGTCATCAATGGCTACCGACGCTCAAACTGGAATGAAGACGCTCTTGAACACGACATTCAGAAACTCAACTCTCCTGAACATGCCGTAGACAAAGACGAACACTACTGGAACGCAATCAACCACGTTCACAAGCTCATCAAGCCAGAAGTCCCCCTTCAAGCCGTTCACTTCGCAGATCTCCGACGCTACAAATGGCGCCTCTCGACAAACATCGGCGCTCCCTTTGCCCAATCCAAAAAGTGGCAAAAGTATGTCAAAGCTAAGTATCGCTATTTTCACGAAGGCCTCGCCTTCGAGAACAAATTCGACAGAGACTTATTCGTCGAAGCACACCGCAACGCTCAACCTCTTGAAATAACAGATATGCGTATGACGAAACATAATCTCTACACCGAAGCATTCACAATAACCCGCAAGCACATACACGAAATTAAAGAAGGTCGATATTTCCTAGAAATCCACAAGAAATCTGGTGAAGTAATCAAAATTGACCTCCGATTCTGGAACACCGCATTCGCAAGACAACATCTTGTCGAAAAAGACGACGACGACAAAGTCCGACTCGTATTTGGCGCTCCATTCGTTCTCCTCTGCTCAGAACTCATGTTCATCTGGACTCTCCAAGTCCATCTCCTCCTTATGAAAGGCTCCAAGTCATTCATGCTCTGGGGATTTGAAACGATTCTTGGTGGATGGTACCGCTTACGTGGCTTTTTCGCTCAGTACGCTCCCAGATACGACACCGTCGTAACTCTCGACTGGTCCGGATTTGACAAGCATGCACGACACACCGTGATACGTGATATTCACAAACACGTTCTCCGCCCCTGCTATGACTTTTCAAAAGGCTACCACCCAACCGTAGACTACCCCGAACACATCGATGAACCTGGCGACATACCGATCGAACAGAAGCTCGAAAACCTTTGGAACTGGATGACGGACACCGTCCTCACCATTCCACTCATGATGCATGACGGACGACTCTATCGTTTCCGCCACTCCGGCATCTTTTCAGGCTACTTCCAAACCCAGATCCTCGATTCACTCTACAACATGGTGATGATCTTCACAATCCTCTCCAGAATGGGATACGACCTCGACACCGTCGTTCTCAAAGTACAAGGCGATGACTCAATATTCATGCTCCTCTGTTGCTTCCTTCTCATCTGTAACTCCTTCCTCACGCTCTTCAAATTCTATGCTACCTACTATTTTGGTGCTGTCGTCAACGACAAGAAATCTGAAATCCGCGAAGGCATTCAGCACGCAGAAGTCCTTAGATACCGCAATCACAATGGCATCCCGTATCGGAACGAAATTCAACTCCTCGCTCAACTCCGACACCCCGAACGCCGCACGGATCCTGACGCTGTTGCCGCACGCTGCATTGGTATCGCTACCGCTGCATGTGGACAACTACCTCGAACCTACCTCATATGCGAAGATATCTACCGCTACTTGGTCGAACACTACGACGCGAAGCCCGCTCAGGCTACGCTCAATCTTATGTTTCAACACTTAGATCCTCAGTTCATACCAAAGGCAGATCACTTTCCTACGCATTTCGAGACGCTCAGCCATCTAATGGACAACGAACAACCCCTCGCTGATTACCATTGGCCGAAAGACTACTTTGTTGGTCTTCCCGGACGACGCTAGAAAGCGCCGTTTTTATGTCTTTTCTCATTTTCATAAAAAAAAAAAAAAAAAAAAAAACCCGGACTCGGGAGGGTAGAAGCGTCGAGCACCACA